ATCACGCATACGCTGCATGAGAATCATAGTACGAAGCGCAGGCTTCAGGCGGCTGGTTCCTCGATAAATCGAATAAAATGAATTATCTTTTACATGAATAATTTCGCTCGGCTTGTAGTTTACTTGCTCATTAAATGTAAACTTTTCAATGTATGTACTATCACTTGCATGAATAATCATCTTGTTTGCAGGAAGATGATACATATGAACGCCGTCGAAATAAATAAAAATATTTCCGTCAATAATAAAGTCTGTGATTAAGTTACGACGAAAAGTAGAAATGTCTTGGAAGGGATTCGGCTCCTTGTTTAAAAGGAGGTCAACACGAGAGCGCTTAATCCCTTTTACTACGCTCATCATGTTGGCGATCTGAGCCCCAACAGTTACGGGAATCTCAGAAGCATCATCTACAATCAAATTTACGCCGCGGTTGACAATTTCAATATCTTCATATGCACGCTCATAGCGAAACGTGAATTCGCGAGAAGATTCAACTTTGTGATCATAGTAAGGTTGAGCAGGATTGAGCTTTTCCTCAAGATCCTCCTGGGACTTACTACGAAAAATGTCATACCATGCCATGTTTTTCTCGTTGAATCTCTACCCAGTTCGCTTGTTTCTTTGCAGTTCCAAGGCTGGGATTTCTGCCGTAAATTGAATGAAGTTCAAGATGATGCTCGTGGCAAAGTGTAACTGTATGCTCGTAAAGCTCTGCTTGATTTTCTTCGATAAACTCGTCTCGCCAGATAACAATATATTCGTCAGTGTAGTGAGTCGGTCGTTCTACTCTTTTCTTTTTAAGCCACTGAGTAAGCAAAGGACTTAAAGAATAAAAATGGTGAAAATCAAGACTCGTTGTTTTCCCACAAATATAACACTGAGATCCTTTTTCGTACTTTGACTTTGCTCGATCTCGAATATATTTTATGGGGTCTCTTTTGAGCTTCTTCATTCTTATATCCAGAATTATATCGGTTTATAGGTTGCTTGTCAAATATTATTTTTAAGCAGGTGCTTTTAAAATCCAGTCGAAGACGTTTCGAACGAATAAAGAGCATAACGGATAGCATCTGACATATGCGATGCACGATTGTGTTTCGGCTTTTCCTTCGCTAGATTTGGGTTCGGGTCCCACTGATACTGATCGAGGGCGCTAAGAACCTCCGTACAACCTTGGTCAACCAAGAGATTATCATTGTCCACAATCGCCGCGACATGAGCAATACCGTCTAAGACTGATTTCTTTGCATTTACTGTAGAAATATCATAATTTTGTGCAAAGTCAAATCGTGTCTGCTGAGCCGCTGAGTCAATATAAATATAATCAATATCCCATTTATCAATCATATCTCGAATAGCTTCAGCGTGCTGTTCGGTTGTTTTTTCTGCGTCTAGATACTCATCTAAAACGTAGTATTTTCCAGAGTCCCAGTCGTAAGCGATGACACAAAATGCAGTAGGGTCACGATAGCCCACGTCAAGACCGGCGAACACATCCATGCGACGAGTATCCAATTCCAAAAAGTTGTCGATGCATCGTTCTGAGTTAAACTTCCAGATTTGTCCTTCATAAGTATTAAAGTCTGCTTCATATTCCTGACGAAACTCAGCATCACTCATAGATTTCCGAGCTTCTGCAATATCGCTTTCAGACATACGCGGATTATCTTTATAAGTTGCTCGAATAGAGCACCATTCAGGAAAGTCTTGGGTAAATCCGCGATCAAAGAATTCTGCAAACCAGTTGCTCTTTCCACGAGGAGTTGAGATAAAGATAGCTTTTGAGTTATCTTAAGTTCAATTACTTTGTCTTTTGCATTGTCTCGGGTAACTTCCAAATCAAAATGCTTTATCAAATTTCTCTGCAAATCAAAAGAGATTTGAGAAAGCGAGTAGTTTGGAGACATAATTAAAATATTTGAGTTTGGAACAAGCGATACAAGCTGCCCAATAATATTTGCAATATATGTCTTACCCTGACGACGAGAGATAGCAGCACATACAAAGCGATACTTTGGATTATTAACCGCATTGATGATTGCTTGCTGAGAAGGAAGAGGCTCAACTCCCAATAAATCCATGTACGGGTCTATTGGGAGTTTGAGGAATTTGGAATCGGCAGGATATTCCATTAAAAACTCGGATGTTACATCCTGCCTGCTAATTTCTACTGTCATTTATTTAATTCCAGCTTGCTCTTTTGCTTTTCCGATGTTAATTGCGAACACATCGATCCATTTGTAAATCTTTGCCCAGATTTTGTCATCGGCGGGAGTTGGCGTTGTAGCCGCGATTGCCGAGCAGAGAGTGACAACAATTGGGATTGCTTGCACGTAGTTCCACACTGTGTAAATAAAGTCTAACATAATTAGCCCTTCTTCAATGCATCTGCTCCAAAGAATGCAGATACAAGCACTGCGATAGACGCAAAGTAAGTGGGAGCAATATCAGCAATTAGTGCGGAAGCTTTTTCCATCCCAAAAGCTGAAGTAATTGCAATACCAATTGGATAAACGAGAAGCCCAAAAAGCGAGAACCACGCCATCTTTCGGATAGCGTCACGCTGAGCATCTTTATCTTCGAGTTCTTTACGCTTGAACTCTAGGTACATTTGGTGTTCTTCGGGGGAGACTACACCGTCTCCATTTGTATCCGCAGGATGATGATCACTCATTACCATTTCACCTTGTCAGCCCAATATGCCGCTGACATCTTGCCCTTTGCGATATTCTTCGCATGACGAGCTTTAAATGACAGTCGGCGCTTTCGATAGGCTTCGCTCTCTCCTGCTTTCTTCGGAGAACCACTTACACCTTGCTGACCAAAGCGAATTGTCTTTACTTTGTTTCCTACTTTTGCTACTACAATATGCGATTTTTTCGGGTGCCCTGGAGTACGCTTAGGCTTATTAAAGCCCTTAACTCCTGCACGCTTTATCGCAGGATGCTTTTTTCTACCGCTTTTTCTTGCCATTTCTACGTCTCTTACGAGCGAATGTAGATACATACGTCGGCTTTCCACCTTTATTACCCGCCGCACGTTTGCGACGAATGGCAGAACGTCTCTCCGCAGGTGTCATCCGAGCAGCTTTTGCTGCTGGAACACACTTCGGGTACTTTCCGCTTTTGGCCTTCGAGCGACCACAGGGCTCAAAACCTCCACCCTTTTTGGGTCGAGATAGATCAACCCACTTTTCTTTAAACCATTTTGTAAGTCCGCCACTCGGTTTACGGGCCATCTTCCATGCTCATGTCTGCTGCAAGATAGTTTGCCGCAGATACGACTTCGTACTCTGAAATAGCAATTTTATTCGTCCACCAAGTAGGTAGCGGGTTTTCAGGGTCCATCTCTTCAAAAGCATTCATAATCATTTCACAATGCTGCATAATAGTCATAATGCTTTTTTGAGCAGAAGCCACATCTGTATGCCCGTCTTTTGTGAGAATGGCTTTTCCGTTTCCTAGGTATAGTGCTTTCATAATTTAACCCATCTTGTACTTGCCACCTCGAGCTTTATAAGTCTTAACGAGCCAGCCATTTGCATATGCCGAAGGATAGACTTTAAATCTCCTCTTCGCTTCCGCTTTCACTCTCGAGTAAAGAGTCTTGTTCGTCGGTACTGGCTTTTTCTTCGATGAAGATTTCCTTTTTCGTGCCACTACTTACTCCTGCAAACTGCTCTGCTTCCTCTTTGGAAGTAAAAGCCTTTTTGCTCCCGGCACCTGTGTACCACCAAGTTTCACGTTTTTGATGAATCATTTATATCTCCAAGAAGCTCACGGCTTCTACCGAGCGCCTCAACCGCGCTGTCGTTTCAGAATTGCCTTCTGAAGAGCCATCGGTAGCTTCTTCTGCTTTGCTGTGAGTCCTTTTTTCTTTTTGCCTTTCATGGGCTTTTTGCCATATCCAGGCTTTTTCTTTCCGCGCTTTTTCATGCTATGTACTGCCATTATCGTCTCCTTGACTTACGCTTGCGCTTTTTACGCGCTTTTCGTGCTGTAGCAAGTGCAATCGCTACAGCTTGTTTTCGAGACTTTCCGGAACGAATTTCTTTCCGAATGTTTTTTGCAATACTTGATTTGCTATACCCTATTACCAAAGGCATTAGCCAAATGTAGTCACTAGAGTCACAATGACCCCGCCGAGGAAAAGAATAAGGGCACCAGACATGGCCATCATTCGATTCTCAAAACGTAGCAACTGCTCCTCAATACTCTCCAGTCGCTGAAAGTTGGTTTTCCAACGTTCTTCGCACTGAATTTCATGTAGACGCAATTCCGAACGGACTTTTTCGACTTCATCAGTTGACATTTTTTAGTAGCTTCTCCATGAGCTTGCCATAATTGCCTTGACCGAACGGGACTGCTTCATTAATCTGAACGTTAGTCTGATTTTTAATACTGGCTGCTGTAGCTTTTTCGAGTTCGGTTTGCGCCTTCAACTCGTCCATTCGCATCTTGTGAGCCATTTGCAGTAAGTCCGCTAAGTCTTTGCTCGAGTATACACCTGTTTCTTTTGCTTCTTCGAGCTTGCTCTCAATCATCTCATCAAGAACTGCTGCGATATTGTTTTTGTTGCGATATCCCATATCGAGGTAAACGTTGTCAATATAACGCTTTACTTCCCGTGTATTCAACACCTCTACCACTTGGTTCTCAGGAACCCCAAGGTCTTGGGAGACGGCACGAATATTTCCATACTGCAAATAAGTATTCGCAATTTCCAAGCCTTCCGGAGAGATGGGGGTTAATTCTTTGCTCATGTTGTCCATTATACTGTTGGAAGGTTACGAAGTCAAGAACTATTTTTGTTTGGTCTTCGTTTTCAGGTTGTTCAAAAAGTTATGTTGTAACTTTTAGCTATCAGCAAGAGGGTTATCGAGCGCTTTTTGTAGTGTATCACGAAGGCTTTCATCTAGCTTCTGCATTTTATCGTCAATACGATCTTCTGTCTCTCGCATTGTGTCTCGAACGTCTTTTTCAGATTCGCGACTTAAATCAGAGAGTTGTCGCATT